CGCGACCCGGGTCGCCCTGGCCGATAACCAGGGCATCCTGTTCACCAACGCGGCGATCGAAACCAAGGCCCACCCCTACGGTGACGCGGCCCTGCTGATCGCCGGCCGGAACGCGGCCGCGTTGAACGTGGCCCGCACCGTGTCCGTGCCGGCCGCCCTGATCGACGCCACCAGTGAGGGCGCCTCCCTGGAATACGCCACCATCCAGGGCCGGAACTTCCAGTTCCTGGACTACGGGCTGTCCATGTACCTGGACGCGGTGACCGCCCGGCTGTCGATGGACGACGTACTGGCCCGGACCCACCGGGCGGCGTTTGACACCACCGCGCTCACCGCGCTGGCGCCGGCGCCGACCGGCACCCCAACGGAGGACTGACCCCATGCTGCTGACCTTTACCGCCGCCGCCGGTGTGACCGCCGACCTCGCCGACGACCGGGCCCTGTCCGGGCTGGCCCTGCCCTACGAGATACCCGGCCGCACGTCCGCCGGGTTGCTCACCGTCCCCGCTGGTGCCGTCCGCATCCCGGCCGATCTGCGCCGGGTGAAACTGTTCACCGAACACGGCCGGGGCACCCCGATCGGGTACGCCACCGCCGCGGACGCCGACGCCGCCGGGCTGCGGATGGTGTTCCGGGTGGCGCACACCCCCGCCGGTGACGACGCCCTGCTGGAGGCATCCGAAGGGGTCCGGGACGCCCTGTCCGTCGAGCTGGACGCCGCGGTGGTGAAGGCCGGTCGGCTGGTGTCCGCCGACCTGGTCGCCGTCGCGGTGACCTCGGTGCCGGCGTTCGCCGACGCCCGGCTGGTCGCGACCCTGGCCCCGGACACCCCGCCCGACCCCGACCCCGAACCTGTCCCGCCGGCGCCGCCGGCCCCCGAACCGGAGGAACCCGCCGTGCCCGAAACCCCGCTTCCCGTGACCGCGTCCGACCGGGCGCCGCTGACCTTCCAGCGGGCCACCGCGGAGATCGCCGCGGCGATGATGGACAACGACATCGGCCGGGTGAACGCCGCCCTGTCCGACATCGTGCCCGCGGCGGACGCCGGCGCCGGGTTCCTCCGCGAACAATGGCTCGGGCAACTGTGGTCCGCGGCCGCGGTGTCCCGGCATTTCATCGACGCCCTGGCCCACCAGGTCCTCACGTCCGGCACCAAGGTGAAGGGCTGGTACTGGGCCACCAAACCCACCGTGGACACCTACGCCGGGAACAAGACCCCGATCCCGTCGAACACCGCGTCCACCGCCGGCAAGGAGGCCCCGGTGACCCGCCTCGCCGGTGGGTGGGACATCGACCGGATTTACCAGGACCTGGGCGAACCCGGGTTCCTGGAATCGTTCTTCGCCGCCGCGACCGCCGACCTGGCCGCGAAGACCGAGGCGGCCGCCGCCGCGGCCCTGCTGGCCGCCGCCACCGACACCACCGCCGCCGCCGACGTTTACACCGCGATCGGCGCGGTGGTCACCGAACTGACCGGGAACGGTGCGAACGTCAACTACATCGGGCTGGCCCCGGACCTGTTCGCCGACCTGCTCGGCGGGGTGTCCGCGGACGTCCCGTGGTGGCTGGCCGCGCAGGGGTCCGTGTCCATCGCCGGCGGCACCGCGAACGTCGCCGACCTGAACGTGTTCTCCGCCCCGGCGTTGCCGGCCGGCACCGTGCTCGGCGGCGACAAACGGGCCGCGACCTATTTCGAGCCGTCCGGGAACCCGATCCGGGTGCAGGCGGTGAACATCCCCAACGGCGGGATCGACCTGGGCGTGTTCTCCTACTCCGCGACCCTGGTCAATGACCCCGCCGGGATCGCGAAGAACACCGTGGTGGTGGTCCCGTAACCCATGACCGAGTACGCCCCGCAGTGGTTGGACGTCGCCGACGTGAAGGAGCAGCTCCGGCTGGCCGGTGCGGACACCGCCGACGACGCCCTGGTGACCCGCTGCGCGGCCGCGGTGGAACCCCAGGTGCAGCGGGCCCGCCCCGACCTGTACCCGGCGCCCACCCCACTGATCGCCGTCCCGGTGTACGCACCGGACGCCGAGGTGTACCAGGCGGCGGTCATGCTGGCCGCCCGCCTGGTCCGCCGCCGGAACTCCCCCGGCGGGGTCGAATCGTTCGGCGAGTCGGTGCTGTTCGTGTCCCGGTATGACCCGGACATCGGGCGGGCGTTGCATTCCGGTACCTGGGCGATGCCCGGTGTCGGGTAATGGACGTCGCCGCCGCGGTGCAATCGGTGGTGGACCGGCTCACCGCCGCCGGTATCCGGGCCACCCTCGACGAACGGGACATCAACCCGCCCTGCGTGTTCGTGCCGCCGCCGGCCCTGCTGTTCCGGTTCGGCCGCGGCGACTACACCGCCGAGTTCACCGCCTGGGCCGTGACCGGCGCCGCCGGCCGGAACGTCGACCTGGCGAACCTGGCGCCGCTCCTGGAGGCGGCCGCGGCGGCACTCGGGTGGGCCGCGGTCCGCGCCGACCCGGCCGACCTGCTGATCCCGCACCAGGCGGCGCCGCTACCCGCGTACCGCATCGTCTGGACCGAACATTTCCGCCACCAACAAGGAGCGAACCATGCCTGATGTGACCGCCGGGGCGACCGTCAAACTCGGTCCCGGCACCCTGAAGATCGGCGCCACCGGGTCGGCCATCGACGTGTCCTGCCTGGTGAACAACGCGCAGGTGAAAACGGACCGGTCGCAGGACGACCCGACCTGGCACCTGTGCGGCACCGCCACCCAGGCGCCGGTCACCTACGCGCACACCCTGGAAGGCAACCTGGACATCGACCCCACCGAGGCCACCGGGCTGTTCGCCCTGTCCTGGGACCAGATGGGCTCCGAACAGGACTACGAATTCACCCCGAACACCGAGGAGGGCACCGCCGCGACCGGCACCCTGATCATCGACCCGCTCGATTTCGGCGCCGACGAATACGGCAAAACCCTGAACTCCGACTTCGCGTTCGTGCTGACCGCGGCGCCGACGTTCACCCGGACCGTCGTCCCGTGACCGACGCCGGCCGGGTCCGGGTCACCGGCGCCGACCGGGTGGCCCGCACCATGTCGGCGGCGGCCGCGGACCTCGAAACGATGGACACCGCGACCCGCGCCTACGGCCGGCTCCTGGCCGGCACCGCGCAGGACTACGCCCCGGTCCGCACCGGCCGGCTCCGGGCGTCCATCGGGATCACCACCACCGGGGTGTCGGCGACCGCCCCCTACGCCGGGTACGTGGAGTACGGCAACCCGCGGCGCGGGGTCCGGGCGGTCCGGTTCATGGCCCGGGCCGTGGACGGCACCGAACAGGCCCGGGAGCAACTGTTCACCCGGGACGCGCAGCACATCACCGACCAGATCAAAGGAGCCTGACAGATGGATCGACCGGCGCTGAAGAATCCCCGCATCCACGTGATCATGGCCGACGGGGGGGAATGGGACGTGCAGACCCTGAACCCGGACATCCTGAAGTACGAGGACACCGCCCTGAAGCACAAGTGGCCGCAGATGACCGACGCCCCGCAGAAATGGACCACCTTCCTGGGGTGGCGGGCCAGCATCCGGGAAGGGCACATCCCCCAGGACCTCAAGTGGGAGGAATTCGCCGAGAACGGGCCCCGGCTGGCGTTGTCGGTGTTCGTGTCCGACACCGAACCGGTGGACCCTACACAGTCGGCTCCCGGCACCGGCTGATCGCCGAAATCGCCGTGGCGACGAACACCGCGCCGCGGCAATGGATGGATGAACCCGACGAAATGCTGGCGACCGTGCTGGACATCTTCCACGCCCGCGCCGAACAGATCAGGAGACACCGGTGAGCCGCACCGAAGTGATCATCGACATCCTGGTCAACTCCCGGGACTCCGCCGCCGAGATGGACCAGGCCGCGTCGAAGTTCGGCAAATTCGGCGGCGTCATGGAGGGCCTGGCCGCGCCGGCCGGGATCGCCCTGGGCGCCATCGGTGGGATGGCCGCCGGCGCCGCAAAGGCCGCCTCCGACATGCAGCAGTCCTCCGGCGGGGTCGACGCGGTGTTCAAGAGCTCCGCCGACGCCGTCCACGGCTGGGCCACCAGCTCGGCGGAGGACGTCGGGCTGGCGTCGTCGGAATACCAGACGATGGCCGCCGGGATCGGCGGTGCCCTGTCCGGGATGGGCGTCCCGATGGACCAGGCGGCGCAGTCCACCCATGACCTGATGCTCCGGTCCGCGGACCTGGCGTCGGTGTTCGGCGGCACCACCGCGCAGGCCGCGGACGCGGTGAACTCGGCGTTCCGCGGCGAGTTCGACTCCCTGCAACGGCTGATCCCGTCGATGAACGCCGCCGCGGTCGAGGCCGAGATGGCCGCCGAGGCGTCCGCCGGGCAGACCTTCGCCTCCCAGGACGCGGCGAAGGCCGCCGCGATCACCAAACTGATCATGGACAAGTCCGCCGACTCCGCCGGGAACTTCGCGAAAGAATCCGACACCGCCGCCGGGGCGCAGGCCATCGCGCAGGCGCAGTTCCAGAACACCGCCGCCGCCCTGGGCGAACAACTACTCCCGGCGCTGACCACCGTGATGGGCTGGCTCACCACCTTCGGCACCTGGATCTCCGAACACATCACCCTGGTCACCACCCTCGCCGCGATCATCGCCGGCCTCGCCGTCGCCGTCCTCGCGGTGAACGCCGCGATGGCCGTGGTCGCCGCGGCGCAGGCCATCGCGACCGCGGCGACCGCCGCCTGGTCCGCGGCCGCCGGGATCGGCGCGGCCGCAACAACCGCGTTCGGTGCCGCGGTGGCGTTCCTGACCTCCCCGGTGTTCCTGGTGGTCGCGGCGATCGCCGCGGTGATCGCGATTGTGGTGCTGCTGGTGAAGAACTGGGACACCGTGTCCCAGGCGGCGCAAACCTGCTGGGATGCCATCACCTCCGCGGTCGGCACCGCGGTCGACTGGATCAAATCGGCGGTCGGGTCCGTCGTCGACTGGCTCACCGGGGCCTGGCGCGGGTTCGGCGAATTCCTGGCCGGGATCTGGGACGGTATCAAGTCGGCCGCCGGGACCGTGTGGGAGTTCATTAAGTCGTTGATCGTCGGGTACCTCACCGGCATCCAAACCGGTCTGGACACCCTGAAGAACGCCGCCCTCGCCGTCTGGGACGCGATCAAAGCGGCCGGCACCGCGATCTGGGACGCAATCAAGAACGCCGCCAAAACCGCCCTCGAGGCGATCATGGCCCCCATCAACGCGATCAAAGCGGCGATCGACAAGGTCATTTCCGGGATCAAATCGGCCATCCAATGGGCCGGTGACCTGCTGAAGAAGGTCCCGTTCGTGGGGAGCCTGTTCGGTGGCACCGCCGCCCCGTCGGTGGCCGCGATGACCGCCGGGCCGACCCTGGTCGGGGTCGCCCCCAGACTGTCCGCGACCCGCACCGGCGGCGCCGGCGCCGGCGGCATCACCATCAACGTCACCGGCGCCCTGGACCCGGTCGGGGTGGCCAAACAGATCAGGGCCCTGTTGGTGGCGCAGGACCGCCGCGGCGGCGGTGTCACGGTGTGACCGGCCCCCCGATCCTGGCGACGTGTGAACTGTGGGTGGACGGTGTCCGGTACGCCGACGGCCGGCCCGGGGAGGACCCCGCCGCCCCGTTCGCCCTGTCCGACCTCACCGTCCGCTGGGGCCGGGACAACACCGTCGACCAACCGGCCCCCGCCACCTGCTCGTTCACCGTCGCCGACCCGCCCGGCGGCGCCGTCCGGTTCGACGACACCGTCGTACTCGGGTCCACGGTGGTGATCTGGTCGCAGCTGGACACCGCCCGGGCGGTGGTGTTCGGCGGCCGGGTCACCGACCTGGACGCCGAGTACGACGACCAGGTCGGCGCCGGGGTCTGCCACGTCATCGCCGCCGACCAGCTCTCCGACCTGGGTAACCGGTTCG